GAAAGATTGGCGTTATGTGGAAAAACAATGGTATTGTCTTTACTATTAAGTACCTTAAAGCCTCACGGCTTCATGTTACGAAATATATGGTTGGACAACCATTAAAGTTCAAGGAACATCTGGATGTAAAAGTTAATTTAGATTCAGATGGATTCCCTAGAGTTTATCAAGAGTGGAAGAGCTTGTTTACAAGCCAACTACGCCGGGACGTTGTTAAAGGGTTAACCCTCGTAACAATTTCGCGCGCAATTAGAAGGTCGAAATATGAACCATTGCCCATATCTCTCGATTCCATAACAAAACCCACGAGTTCGATAATTCAAACTCTAAATGAGAGTGTTATGAGGAAGGTCCTAACTAATATGAAATTAGTTAGATCCCTTCAAATCAAGGATTTGGAGACTAAAGATTATAGTGTCTTTAGCTCTGCTGGGCCGGATGGTCCTAGTTCTAAAACTGCTCTTCTCACTCTTAAAAGAATGAGCTTTGAGCTCATTCGATGACTCTGTACCCTCACGGGTCCGAATGGTGGATCGTATCTCCATATCTCTAAATTAAGGGGAACTTCTCCTTTCAACTTATCCAATATTTACTCAACCAAGGAAATAGAGGAGGCTGAAAGTTTTAAGTATGTCCGAAAATTAGCTCTGGTCGAAGATCCAGAACTTAAGGCTAGGATTGTCGCAATCTTTGATCATTACTCTCAGGTTATATTAAACCAGATCAGTAAGAAAGTATTCCACATTTTAAAAGGAATACCTTCCGATCGAACTTTTACACAAGACCCTTTCTTTAATCATAAGGGGGTTAAACCTTGCGGTTCATGTTATCACTCCCTTGATTTAACAGCCGCCACAGACCGCTTTCCAATCTCAATACAGTTACAGGTGCTTCGCTTAATCGGGTTAACCGATAAGCAGGTTCAAGCATGACGAAATATCATGGTTGGATCTCCATTTTATGTTCCAATGGACTGGAATGTAAAAGAAACTAATGTAACCTACGAGACTGGACAACCAATGGGGGCAAGGAGTTCGTGAGCAATATTTTCTCTAACACATCACGTGTTAGTTAGATATTGTGCTCATCAGCTTGGAAAGACCGATTTCCACAATTATATACTTTTGGGTGACGATATCGTCATTTGAGACGATTCAGTTGCCAAATATTATATAAAGCTAATGAATATCCTAGGGGTTGAACTGTCTCCAAGTAAATCACATGTTAGTAAAACTCATTACGAGTTTGCTAAACGATGGATCCGCTTGGATGGTGAAGTATCTCCGATTCCATTATCTGGAATTTCAGATAATATCTCACACATCGGTTCTATCTTTCAGATATTTTATGAGCTTTTTAGAAATCGCCAATTGCTCCATTTAAATGGAACCTTCTTGGATTTCTTTTCAGAATTCTACTTTTTACTAGGAAAGAGTAGGTTCAGCAAAGAGGAAATATCCAAATTTGG